GTCGTACCACTGGTGGCGATCTTAAAGCCGCCTATCGGGCATTTATCTTCACTCGGGCCAGGCCATTGCGCTGTATTACCGACCTCACCCAGCGTTGCGGTCAGGACTTCAAGGCCTTTCACGGTCGTCAGTGCGCCGGACGAATCCAGCTCCACCAAGTACAAGCAGGTGGTTAAATCAGCCTGCACGGCAGTGGCACTGATCGCCGTAGAAGCGGTATCCGCCTTGTGAAACGCCTTGCCACCAATGACATAATCCGCACCAGCACCGTTAGGTGCCGCGATGGCAACTTGCGCGGGGGTAGAGCCAATGCCGAGCCCCACCATATTCAAGCAGCCGGTCAGACCACTCATGCTTAAAATATCCATAATCTTTTCCTCTTGAAAAACGGAGGCTGTACTCCAACCTCCATTCACGAACAACTATTAATATAAACTCTTTAAAACCAATGACTTGCTATGTCTGCGTAGTCACTCCAGCCTCAATTACCCCCATCCACCCCGCGTTAACCAGGACAACCGCCGCCCAAAACTTCGCGCTAACATAGCCGCGTTGCTTCAAGGGATCGGACTTGTCTTCCGAGTCATGTGGGATATGGATGAAATCGAACGAGTTCATACCGCGCAAGGCGACGTCATAGCATGCGTTCTCGCCCATCACCATGAAGGGATAAACGTCAACGTTGGTGCTGGTCGCTACTAAGCCCGGTGCACTGGCCGTCACTACACCGGCATCGGCATAGGCCGTCAACTCGGGAGAGGTCAAGAAACGGAATTCCTCCACGCTGCCAATCTCTTCCTCACTGATGGGATTTCGATTAGCGTACTTCGCGACCACGGTAAAGCCGGCAATATCACGAATATCGGGCTCGGCGTCGGTAGACACAAAGACGATGTACGCGGCTTCAATCGCTGAGGTATCGTAGTCGGCAGAAGGTGCCAGAATACGGCGCTTTTTCTTGGCGTGGTTAAGCTTCAAGATCCGTGCCATACGGCGTAGAACCTTCAGCGTAATCGCTTCATCGACCGTTGCCCGGGAAGTCCCGCCGGAATAGATGACATTGGTGCCCGCTTTGATGACACCAAAACGGATCATCTCACGGACCAGACCCATGCGTTCACCGGTCTGAATCACCATTTCTTCGGGAATATCGTCTTCGTACAGTTCGGCGGTCTTATCCGTGTAGGAATAGAGGCACGCATACTGTTGTTGGACGGTCGCTACATCAACTGGGGTCAATGTGTCGGCAGAAGGCGTAACACCCTCTTGGGTGATGTGCGCACTGGCTACAGCAGCGGGCCTGTTCTGGGAGTTAACCCCAGCAGTGGCACCGAAAGGCAACCAGCGTCGATAGGTGATGTTATCACCTTGCTTTCTCGGCATTTGTTTCATCTCGCAGCCGAGTGCGAGAACTTCTACGTGGACGGCGTGAGCTAAAGTTTCCCCTTTAATCTCATTAATCCGCCCCGCTTGCGTGGTATATAGTTGAGTGGCCATGGTTTAATTTCCCCATCGCTACCACCCGGATCTAACTTTTCCTATGTATTTTATCAAACCCGGATGAAAACGCGTCATTATCGTTTTTAACCGTAGCTCGACCACTTTTTCCTCTGACAGTTGTTGTGCTTGCAATGCGCTTTTTACGTCGCTCTGCTTCGAGATCATCGGGCACCGGGGTTGCCGGTTTGTCCTTATCTCGGTATTGATCAAGAATTTCAATAGAGCTAGAAGTATCACCAAATAATTTGACGCCCTTCTTTGCCCACCAATCGGGATGCTGCCTCGTCCAAGCGTTAAGAGCATTATCGGCTTCTTGGCTAGTTTTGCCTTCAGCCTGTGCAGCCCCCATAAGCTGAGAAACATGGTCGTAATCCTCTATCGAGGGACCGTCCTCTAGCGCAAAGGTCTTGAATTCATCGCTTTGTACGATGTCCATCCAATCACTGTGGGCATCGTTAAGCGCTTGCTGCTCTTGTTCTTGCTTGCTTTCTTGGACTTTCTGCTGCTGTTTCCCGTAAAGACGTTGTTCACTTTCGGCGATTTTGCTATCGATAACGGAATTCTGCCCCGCTAAGGCTTCGCGCATTGCCTTTAATGCTTCGGCAACCGGCGCAAAGGCGGGATAATCCTCCATTAACGTGCTCATCGCCTCTTCGTTAGCCATAGCGACTTTGACTTCTTCGTCCGTTGGGCCTGCAGTCGGCGCTGGTGTGCTGGCTGCGTGCTGTTCTAAGGCCTTTTGGACGCCTTGTTCAATCTGCTGCTTTACAGAGCCTGCTGCGCCCTGCAATGACTGAACTTGCTTAGTCAGTTTTTCTATAGCTTCCGTCGCTTTAACGGCTGCCTTTTCTTCGTCTGCATCCTGCTCAGGCTCTTGAGGCTCTGCGCTTTCCAGGGTCTCTTCATCGGGCAATACATCACCCATGCCTTCGTCAAATCCAGCGTTAAAAGACTGTGTCTCTAAAGCAACGATTTCGTCTTCATCAAACTTGGTTTCTTGATCTGTTTTCTCTTCATCTGCCATAAAAAGTAGGTCTCACTACACGTGACGCGAATGTCCTTGGGGCGCTCGCCTTTAGATTAACGGCGTTCAATAGTCTTGAACGTCATCAGATTCGGTTTCTGGACTTTCTGCGTCCAGTCCCAGCAGATGTTTTACTTCTAAAATACGCCCCCGAAGTTTCTCAGTTTCTTCGGCAGGCCTGCTGGCATCATTCTTTACTCTGAGACTCGCTAAGCGCGCCTCTAAATGTTCTGTAATCTTCTTCCAAACGGTCGATTGCCGCTCATGGTTGGTCAATATTTGCACGTTCCCTCCTTTAGGTCAAATCGCGTGCCATTTTTTCCCTGGTTTGTCTCTCTTTTGCCCTTCGATTTGAGGTTCTGTTTTTAGTCTCAACGACCCTCAATGCTTCCTCAGCAGGAGAATCAGCCCAGGCATCAGGTTCCGCTAGCCTGGTCGTAGCGCAATCAGTACAGGTGTTTTTATACGGCTTAGACGGGGTAGAAATAACAGAGAACGAAGCACCAACAGCAATCAATGCGTTACATCCATCACATCTCAACCCTTCTGTCTGACACGTATAGGTGTACATCAATAAGGCTTGGGACGGGGTTTTGGCTTGGGTTTATTCGGCATGGTTTATTCCTTAATGTTTCACTATCGATTCTTCACGCACATGGCAGGCACGATACCACACACCACCACCATCCGCTTTGACCTTCACACCGGTCATTAAATCTGATATGACTTCCGCTTCTTTCACCCAATCGGGAATATCCGCCTGGTATAAGTTTGTCCACCTAGAATCATCTTCACCGCTATCGGATGACTGAATAATCAATAGCGCCTGTTTTTGGTCACGTATCGCGGCCAATGTTTCTTTAGGGGCATGCGTTACGACTTGCTCGTGCACCTGGTCTTTAAGCTCACTCTCGGCCAGGCCCAGGAACTCAGTCATTAGACGCAGCGCTTCCCCGCCGTCTTTCACGAGCTCATTGCGGTAAATGATGCCCGTGCGGGTTAACGATAGGCTGATCTTGCCTTTGACTTCGAACGTAATTTCGTCCGAGCCGTCCGCGATTATCTGGATTGTCATTTGCTTTCCTTTTTTGGCTGCTCTTTCACTTCAAATGGCGGCATCTTGTCTTCGTGGCTCGATTCAATGACACCCACCCAATTAGGGTTGAATATAGCGATGATATTGTCATCTTCAGTCCGCCACCAACGAGGTCTAGAAGGTTTAATCCCCTCCTCATCAACTTTTTGGTCATTATTGCGCTCTACCTTATCAATTATCTGACCCCTGTATATGTTATTTCTTGCTTTCAATATACACAATTATGTTTGTGTCGGGTACAGCAACGGTTTGCCTTTAAGCGCCGGCAGTGCCTGGTTTACGATAGATCATCCAATACGCCTTTAATCTCGATCGGCAAATCATATAGTTAAACACAAATTCCAAAGATAACTGCTCTTTTGACTTTCCTGTCCTTTTCATGAAAAAACGCACAATTAAACTTTTCATCTCATACTCACCTTATAGTTGTGAGAAGTAGGGCATTCTCCTCCTCGCGGTCCACCAGTGGCTACATGGCGTGGGTGTTACAGGCTATTCTGTACAATTCTCACACAATCTGTATTGACTGAGAGTGCTGGCACTGATCTCCAGCATGCGAAGCACACCCGCTTAAATACACGGCTCTACCCGCCACGACAGGGGTTCTCAGCTTCACCGTGGTAATCGTATCAGCCTACGCATTACTCTCATCAATACAGACTACCTACCCGTAAAACAACCAATCAAGTCTAACACAGCCTGCTTGAAATCAGCATCAGTGACCAATTCCATGCCTTTCCAGAATACTTTGCCCTCTGGGTCTATTCGTAGCACTTCATCGGTGCCAGGGGGCCTGAATACCAATACATCAGTCACACGGGGTGATGAGCGACCGCATCGACGTTGATGAGCACAGGGGGAAGTAGCTCCTTAACATCAGAGGCCACGGCTACGAGATTTATAATGAGCGCTGTCTTGGCATCTATTTCCGCCTTGAGGCTTTTAATCTTCGCCTCCAAGTCTTGTAGATAAACCGGACCCTCGACCCTATCATCGCCACGCCGGCCATGGACATCACTGTACATATGACGCCAGTACTCAACAATACTGCGGCTTGGGACTACGGCACCACCAGTACTCATGGATATTTTCTTAACCCGCACACCCGCCGCGCCCGCTGCCTTCATTTCGATGTAATCTTTCATGTCTTGCCCTGCACTCTGTTAAACATAGCTTCCAACTCATCACTCGCTTTGCCTGCCTCAGTGTTCACCTTATTAGCAAGAAGTGTATTTAATTCCATGTTCAGCATAACGAGTGCCGCAAATATCGTGACACTCAAAAACCCAGTTTCAAGATAAATCCAAGCGATAAACCCGATACTTAATAGAATCCTTATAGTAATAGTGGTCATTTATTACCCTCATTATTGTCGGTGTAACCCTTTCTAATCGGATTATCCCTGTGGAGAACTTGGCTAGATCCATTAGTGTACCGCACCATATGATTTCCATCCTGCATTCCGATATAGAGTGCATTTCGCCAATAGTTTGATACCTTGTTATCTTCAGCACGCATAAACTCAACCTGTACAAAATCGCCATGTCCAAATTTGTCTGCTGGTGGGACACTGGTGGCAGGGGCGTAATTCTCTTTGGCCCAGTCGGTTATAATACCCATTTATTCTCCTATCTCTGAAACGATTGCCCTTTAGGCGCCCTACCCGCTGGCTCTATCGGGGGCTTGGGTAGAAGATTCGCTGTCGCACCCATAGCCGACAAGCGCTCCACTGAACGAATCTTCATAACCTCTATGGCAATTGCAGATTTAACCTTTTCGGCATGTTGCCGTTGCTCTGCTGCCGTCTTCGCGTTAGCGCCTTCTTCCGCCGCCGCCGCTACAATCAATTCGATCTGCTTGTTAGCCTGCAATATACTTAGCTCTTGCTCTCGGCTCAGCTGCGCAGACTCCTTGCTCATCATCATTTCAGTGGCTTTCAGATTCTCCGTTGACTGGATTGCAGCCATCTTCGTCTGATTATTCATTTCAGCGATCTGCAGCGCGGAATCTGGCGGCGGGCTTACTATCTGTTGAACTAATTGCTGCCATTCCTCATCGTCGTACTCAAAGTCTTCAGGATCAAAGCGACGACTCTTAAGGAACTCAGCAGCAGATTTGGCCGGATCAATCTTATAGGCGGGATTGAGTGACATTTGAACAATGCCTGGAATCTCTTGGTCCTGTAGATCTCGCTCAACCAGGGTGCTTGAACCGGCGGCGCTAATGAAGAAATCGCCCTTCTCATTGTCGTGCTCGCCGTATTGCAGTAAGTAGATGTAATAACGCTCTATCTCGGGCTCTGTGATGTCGTTATCAAAGGCCCTAGCCAAACGTCTCAAAGGCGGTGCCGTGTTGTTCTGCAGCAACCGCATGCCGCCCACCGTGTCCGGGGCCGCCCCCATCTGGCCTTGTAGCAAC